CCGGAATCAATCGCTTGCGTCGTTGAAGTGCTCGATGTCGTCCCTGTCGGGTAAGTCATCGTCCGATACATGCAGTTCAGCACGTCCACGGTGCCGACAGGCAGGTTGTATGCGGCTTGATTGAGTGCCAGACCGAGAATCGTGCGCTGGACACACCAGAGGCTCACGCCACGGTTAGCAAGATCGGAAAGCAGGAAGAAGAGATTTTCTTTTGCCGAAAGCTGCTGCTCGGCTGAGAGCGAAGGCGCGAGAACGCCGCAGCGCCTAGCCGCGTGCTCGATGATGGTCGTGACGTCGATTGTGGTCGCGCCAACTGTACCGGAAGTTGCCATTTGTCAGTTCTCGATATTCTCTCCTTTGCGGCGTCTAAGCTGTTCAGCTATGCCGCAGTGGTATTTGTTCGATTGAGGTGCGCAGAACAAAGCCGGTCGGCTTATTGCGCAACCATCACACCTGTGTCACGCCAAATGCGCCAGCAGTCGTACTATTCGGGCCGCAAGCAAGCGCAGGCAGGGCGATGCACATTACCAGACGCTTGGAGCCATCCGAAGCACTGGACAGCGCATAAGTGCCGCGCACATCGCCCGTTGCGGTCGTCGCCGGTGATGTGGTGTCAGCCACGGTCAACGTTCCAGTGTCGCGAGCTAGAGTGTTGTTCCAGTTGACGCTGACGGTATAGACGCGATCAGTGACGCGCACAGGAAGGCCGACCGTATCGGTAAAGCCAACCGAAATGTTGCCAGCGCAGGTCGCACTGATGGCGGCGCGGTAAATCGACTTGAACGCTTTCAACGTGGCGACGCGAGTAGTGCCGTTCAGCGTGATCAACTGCGACATTGGGTTGCCGTAGATGTCGTATCCATAGAACGTGATTGTCTGGGTTGTGTCGCCAGCATCTGAAGATACGGCATCGATACACCGTGCGCAGTCAAGCACATATCGGGTCGTTCCAGTCGGGTCCACCGTAGTGGTTACGCCGGTGCCAGCCGTCAGTGTGAGATTCCCAGCGCCACTAACTGCCTGAGCAGTGGCAAGGCCGGAAGTTTGCTTGGTAAGCGGGACCAGATCGAAGATATAGACGCGCCCCATTGGGCCGACGCCTTTTGACATGGGGGACGGGCCTGCGGTGCTGGTCGCACCTTCCATATTGGGCGCGTACGCATTGCCCAGATACAGGTCATCGGAAATTTGCATTTGAAGCTCCTTCTTGAAAAGTTTGCTTGCAGTTTAAAAACGGAGCGCCGAAGCGCCCCGTGTATTGCTTACGCCCCAGCGGTGGAGAAAAAGCATCTCGGGTCAGTAAAACCATAGGCTTTTCTCATAGTGCTCTTGTAGCGGACCGAGTCCGTTTCAAAGTCACCTTCCATCGATTTCTCGATGTTGCGACGCACGAGAACCTGCAACCCCTTCGGCGCATCGGTGGTAATACCCCACTGAGTCGCGGAAGTCATGCGGGAGATGACTGCCACTTCCTTCAGGTAGCCCATCGACTTGACCGGGTTGATGTCGTTGTTGTTGGTGCCGGTGCGCAGAACCGAGTTCAGCAGAACCTCTGCTTGCAGTTCGTTGCCCGGAGCGACAACCAGCTTTTGCGGCATCAGGCGAATCTTCTTGCCGTTGTTGTCAACGCCATTCGTGCGGATCTGGATCAGCAACTGCTCAAGCGAGGTCTGCGAGAGGGCTGCCGGAGTCGCCAGAATGTTGGAGAACGTAGAACCGAAGTTGACGTTCGGTGCCAGCGGGTGCGAAGCCGAACCAAGAGCCACACCATCACCGCCTGTGTACGATGCGTTGTAGGCGCGGTTGATGATGTTGGCGCAGTTCAGTTCATCGGTTTCGATCATCGATTGCGCCAGATGCTCGGAATACTCCTTGCCGATTCGGATATGGTCGCCGTCTTCTACCAGGACTTTCGTTAAGGCGAAAGCGAGACCGTACACCGAATAGACGTAGCGCTTCTGGAACAGAATACCGCCAGCTTGATACGTTACCGGGGAGCCATCCGGCAGCAACGGAGCCGCACCGAATCCGTACTGGACCGGCTCTTCGTGGTACGCACGCGGAATGCCATCACGGACGGCGAAGATTTGTTTGTACTCGTCCTTCCGCTGATCGTAGATGCCGTCAAAAGCTTCGTTGAGGATCGGTTCGACTATCGGGCGAAAGTCGGTACTGCGCATAATATTAGTAGCCATGGCTTACCTCCTTAGATCGCTACTTTGTTGGACACGTATTGCGAACGCGCCAACTGGACTTGAACGACCGTGTAAGCATCGCCCACGGCATTACCCGGATCACCGTTGAACCCGATGATACGGAACTGTTTCTGAACACCAGCACCGCCAAGGGTGCTATTCAGGGCGGACGAACCCAGGCCGGTCGAAGTGGAGCCGGAGGTCGGATTCACTACGTCTGCCTGATCGCCGATAGCTGTTTGCGCAATCGATCCGTTCGCCTGCACGTTGTAGACGATAGCCGGATCAGCCCAAACGTAGGCAGTGATGTTGGTGGCGGTCGTGCTGGCGGGCCAGTAGTTAGACCACGTCGGCTTGCCGGTGGAATCGGTATACTCACAACCGGCGAAGATGCCAAGCAGGTCGGCGGCAGTCGTTCCAGCGGTAATCGTGCCGTTGGTGTCGAGGATGACAGGGTTGTACTTGTACAGAGCCGTACCATATGCCGAAGCGATGGTGTACGGATAGGCGTACGCACTCCCCGTCGGATGGTCCGCCGGAACGAATCCGAACGGTGACGATGATGCACTCATTTTTAAATCTCCAAATTAGTTAGCTGAAAACCGGCGCTCTGCGGGAGCGGCCTAGTTCGTCGAAGCCGTCGCCCTCGATTTGTCCGAGTTTGCGGCCATTGCTGTCTTCTTGGGCGTTTTGCTCTTCAATCTGCTGCCGAATTCCTTGCTCGTATTCCAGCGGCATGTTGTGATGGAATTCCGTCATGATCATCTGATAGATGTCCTCGGGGATTTTGAACAAGACCATCTCGTTACAAGACACGAATCCTGCGAACTCGCCGTCTTTCATAGTGAACTTGTCCATGCCATACACTTCGCTGGCCCTAACCGGCTCGTAGCCAAGACGAATACGGTTGTGGATAGGATCGACCTTGCTGTTTGTTGACAGCCAGCAGAGGTGATAACCAGGAATTGCGGGGGGGGATGGAAGAACTTCCTGCTTCCATTCGCTGCGGATCATCCTGCGACGTTCTTCAGCGGAGAATGCAGTGCCATCGGATTGGGTGCGGCCAATATCGGCAGATTCACGTCCTGCGCGGGCTTCTGCACCGTCGGATTTTTTCAAGCGGTCGTCGCCGCCAATAAAGCCTGAGTGATTTTTGGACATGTCTCTCTCCTATTAGCTGCGGTTCTTATCGTATTCACGATATGCTTTGATCATCTTGGTGCGCTTTTCTGGGTTGTCCCACGCACCAGCTTCTTTCAAAGCCTGAACTCGCTCAGGAGAGAGGTTGTATTCGCTCTTGGATGCACCGGAAGAAGACTCCCTTCCCGATCCAGTAACGACACTCTTGCGGCTTTCTCTACGTGTTTCAACGCTACCACTAACATAGCGATGTGGCAAGTATTTTTTGAGGCGCGCTTTGTACTCATCCCAATATTGGGGAGTGCGCGGGTCCCACCCTTCGCGGGTCAGCCCAGCGTCGATGGTCAGCGCAATGCGGCTGTCTTCGTCTTTCCCGTTGAGATCAAGCCATCTGTTCTCGGACATGAACTGTTCGCCGTATGTCCTAACACGTGGGTCAAGCGTTTGCGGTTGCTGCTGACGCTGCGAATAGGACGTCTTGATGTTCGCAAGACGAGAAGCCTCTTCACGTGCTGCAACCATCTTTTCTGTGTAGTCAGCGGCTGCGGCATGATTTCCGCTCTCATACGCTGCTGCAATCTGCGCCTTGAACCAAGCCGAAGCATCGGACGCCTCTTTGATCTTGGCGTCAAGCTGTGCGATCTCGCTACCTGTTGACCTGCGCTCGACCAGATCGAGACGCTGGCGCATTTCGTTCAGCAATTCATCACGTGCAGCAATCTCACGGCGAAGCGAATCCTCGCGCTCCCGCTGGACTTGCTTCTTGCGCTGACGTTCTTCGCGGCGACGTTGACGGATTAGCTCGCGCTCTTCATCACTGATGTCGTCTGAGTCGTCCTCATGATGATCCTCATGCTGATCTTCGCTTTCGGATTTGGTGCGACTATCACCATCAGAACCATCTTCCTTACCAGTCTCCAGCTCTTCGCCTTCCACCAGATCGTCTTCTTGGTCTTGCTGCAAATCTGCATTTGCTTTTGCCATGTGGGGCACTCCAAATAAAAAAGGCCCATACGGGCCTCGTTGATGAAACTTGTTTTTTCTTACAGGATGTAAGCCTTGACGTTGCGCGGATCTTCGGTAATCAAGCTGATCAGCTCGTGATCATTGAAGATACAGAATGTGGCTTTCTCTTCCTCGCCGGGGATCTCTTTTTCCCAGCGATCGCCACCCCAGCGGGGGACGCTCACATAATCGCCAACCTTCGCCCATGCGCCCTCGGGCCACGGCTCTTTCGTCTCGCGATTGCAGAAGGCAAGAGGACCAAGCGCCACAACACGGGCAACCTGATCATTCCATTTATCTGTTTGCTGTGTCTCTTCCACGATGAGGATGCCGCCCTTGGTCTTTTTCTTCGTGCGGCGTAGTTGAACCAGGACACGCGCCCCAAACGGACGACGCCCAGGCTCAAGCTCGGGAAAATACCAGTCAAGTGTGTCTTCTGGCTCTTGCTCGGCTTGTTTGCCAGTGCTCAGGATGCTTGCGACATCCTCTGTGGAGGGGATTTCCAACATCGATTCAGCAGTCATGCGATTGCTCCAAAATAAAAAAGCGCCGATCTGGCGCTTGGTTTGTCTTACTTCTTAGATTTTTTCTCGGTAGTCTCTTGCATTTCGCTGGCCTCATCGGCTTCAGCAACAAGTTCCACCGTTACGCCATGCGATGCATAATCCACATAACCGAACTTGGTATTCGCGTACTGCTCAATAGTGTCGCAGTCTGATTGTTCGACTTCTTCGGTCTCGCCGCTTGGATACGTCACGCGGAATCTACTCATCCTCTTTTCCTTTCAATATGTCTTCGATCTCGCCGATCAAAGCGGAACATTCCTCGTATTTACCAACGAGGTATTGAAGCTGCTCCATTGACTTCGGCGGATGCGAGAGCACATTTGCTTCGTACTCACGCTTACGCTCAAGCAGGAACTTAAGCGCCTGCTCTAGCACTTGCCGCCCTTCTTGATCTGGCCGCCCTTCTTGTAGCCGGGGACTCCGTTATCGCGCTTGGCTGTGGTGATCGGGCCTGCTGGCAAGCCTTTAACCATCCCGCCCGTTTTCAGCTTCTGAGCCATTGCCATCTGCTTGTGTTGCGGAACCGATTTGTTGCCTTTCATATGCTTCTCCTATTTGCTGGTTGCTGTCTTTCGCTGCCAATTGAAGAATGGTTCGCAGCGTTGCCATCTGCTCTTGGTACTGCAAACGTTCCATTTCGCGCTCTTGACGATTCTTTTCCCGCTCAGATTCAATCGTCTCCCGCATCTGCTGCAAGAAAGCATCGAACTTGTTGTCCTGCTCGTTCTTTGCAAGTTCGGTTTGCTGCTCTGCTGCGGTCTGGTCAGCTTCAGCCTTTGCCGCCAACTGTGAAGCATGAGTATCAGCAGCGAATTTAGCCGCATCGCGTTGCTGTTCTGCCTGCAGATCCTGCGCCTTCTCTGCAGATTCCTGCTGCATCTCCATGGTCTTTATCTTTTCGTTGGAGGCGATCTGCATCTGACCGAGATTCATCGTGACCTGTGATGCCGGGTCAAGTTGCGGAGGCGGCTGGAATTGCTGCATGAGTTGCTGGGCCTGCTGGAGCATTTGCATGACCGGTGCAAGTTCTTGCGCCATTCTCTGATCGGCTAGAGCCGAACCGTGTAGCTGCGTCTTGCTGTCGTCCTCCGGCTGGCCGGTGACTTCGGTCAGCGCACCAGTAGCCGCGGCCACATGCTGCGCGTAGTACATCGGCAGATGCTCTTTCACCACGTGCTGAATCAGCGTCGGTAAAGCCGGTATTGCTGCAATCGGATTGGCGCAAAAGATCGGGGAGAGCGCATAGTGCATGTGCGTCATCATGTGCGCTAAGTGGTCCTGATCTTCGTACGCCTTCAGCGGCTGCTTGCCTTCGGATGCCTTCACGTTCTCCTGAATCGCATCGAGGCGCTCCGGCTCGAATGTCTCAATCAGAACCTCGTTTGCTTCCGGGAAGTTCAGCAGTCGCAGAGCGCGCCGATTGAGTTGATCCAGCTTGTAGAACTGCGGGAACTGCTCTGCAAGCTGCATCACAGCCTGGAGCTGTGCGTAACGCTGCGCCTCAGAGAAGATATTCGGGTCCGAGACGGGAATCACATCCATCGGGCCTTCAAAATCAGCCCGACTGACGATCAAATCGCCCAGTTCTTCGACTGTCTCCTGATCGTCTAGGTGATCGCGGTTGATGCGATGCAGGATCTCCAGCACCTTCATCTGCGCCGCGTGAAGTCTCGAATGGATCGCCGAGAACGTAACGCTGCCCTGCTCGATCAATGCCAATGCAGTGCCGACCGGCATATTGTTCGAGGCATCGGCGATCTTCTCTTCTGCCGTTGCCACAACGCCTTTAGCCTGATTCGTCAGCCAATCCAGAAGTTGGAACAGAACTTCAGACGGCGGATTGAACGGCATCGGCATCGCGATTTTGCGGATGTCGTCAATGTTCGGCGTTGCGTCAATCTCCGTTACTTCGGTAGGCGAAATCGAGATATTCTGACCGGCTGCTCGTGCGCCCTTCAATTTCAGCATGCCGGGCATGTTGTTGATGTGCGCCGAGTCCATCAGTGCACGCAACGCGCCAGTCAAAGCGCCAGACATAGAGCCGATGATGTGCGGCAAACCTATGCCATACGCGCCACGCCACGGGATGAACTTGAACTCAACAATCCACTCCAGCGCTTCCGGGTTGATGTCGTCGGCGTCATTGTCGCCGTCGTCTTCCCAGTTGCGGTAAATCGCCAGAACCTTGCGCGTGCAGTCATCAACCGTGATGATGTACGGCGCTGGCTTCGGCATCAGCGGGTCGGAGATTTCGTAATCCACGTATATCTCGTAGATTTTACGAAGCCCGTCTTCGTTGTCGTATGCGGCATCCTCCAAGCCTTCGATCTTATCCGTCGCCTTCTTGGAGTCAGACCCCTCCGGCAATTGTGGATCGGCTATCGTAATGTCTCGATAGAGGCCAGATGCAATGCGCGACTCGAACGCCTGCCGCGTGATCATCTGCTGATGCGTCTTGCGGTGCGCGCTGTAGAAGTCGGAGCACGCATACGGCAGGAAGATGTCATCAATCGGGATGAACTCAGAACGCGGGCGCTCTACTCGCTCGTCGTACCAGACCTTCAGATACTGGCTACCACCAAGCGGCAATTGCGTCAGGAGCTGCTCAAGCTCGGCGCGGTACTCTCGAATCTGCTTCGTGAGCTGCCAGTTCATGTATGACTTCTTGCGCTCGGCTTTCTCGATCTTGGCATCCGTTGCCTCGCCGATAATCTGCGTTTTGCACGGGCCAGCAGCAGGGAAAATTTCCTTGATCGCCCGTGCGGCGAAGTCGATGCAGCCTTCAGCCAGAACAGGATGCACCACCTTGCTTGCGCCGTCGAAGTCCGCGCCGCCTGGAGCGTCATCACCCAGGCCAGTCCGGCGAATGCCATCGGCATACTGCTTATCGCGCTTCTCGCGGGCTTTCTTGTCCTTCTCGATCAGATCAAGCAAGTCACCAGCGATGGCGCGCAGCTCGTTCTCTTCCAGTCGTTCGGCAAGGTTGTCGAGGAAATCGCCAGCGTCTTCCTCTTCATCCTCGTCGAGAACGATGGTTGCAGAACCGTCAGGATTCTCGATGACGTTGCCCTCGGCCAGCGGGTCATCCTCTTCAGGCGCAGGCGGCTCGTCCACGATAGGCGCAATATTCCTGCCGTACTCCTGTTCGATTTCTGGGATATGCGGTGGCTTGTTCGGCATGTTTTATGTTCAGGCAATAAAAAAGCCGCTCAATGGCGGCTTATGTTGCGTATGGGTTGCTGCGTTTTCGGCTGTATTCCGCCGTCTCCGGCTCGTCATCCTCGTACTCGGGCAGCACAAGCATGTTCGTATCTTTGAGATAGATCATTGCCTGCGTGAAAGAATCAACAAGGTCGTCATGCTCGCCATTCGGGAACTGCTCGCACTGCTTCAGCAGCTTGCGCGCCCATGTAATCGGCTTGCCCGGCTCCTTCTTCGACTCCAGCACGTAGATCACATCCATTTCGAGGACTGGCGCTGTCAAGTGCGCCCTCAGCTCCTTGCTCGCTTTGCCGGGGTTGTACGTGTGGACAGGGATTCCCGTGCGTCGCAAGTCCCGAATCAGCGCGATCCCGCTCGCCTTTTCCTCGATCATCAGCATGTCAGCCCTGCGCGCCGGATGCATCGGGTCATCCTTGACACCGCCGTACCTTGCGCTCCAGTCGTCGATCAGCTTCGGGCGAAGATCTGGATAGCTGATATGCTCGTCCCACGCATCCAGCAGCAATGCACACTTGCGGCGCTTGTGCGTGAAGATCCCCCACACAGTGCAGGCTGTCGGATCGTTGGACTCGTCATCTGTAAATGCTGTGTCGTAGCTTTGCAGGACGAATTCCAAGTCTGGCAATGGCGTGTGTGCGGGCCAGAGCTGGAAATGATCAGTCCTCAGAATGCCACCACCGGCTGGAGACGGACGCTGCTGCAACTGCCCTGCCGCGCCGTACTCACCGAGTCGCGTGGACAGCGTCTTGACCACGTTCTTCGGGTACAAACTTGGCCACAGAAGCTCACCGTGCTCAGTGCGCGGATCGCCGTCCAACGGTGTCCTACACTGCGGCCCCTCGTACTCCATCGGCAAGCAGAGATGCACCCAGTCTTTCTTATAGTCCGCCTGCTCCAT